AAGACATTGACTAGGTAAACTACTACTAAAAGCAAATATTTATACTCCCCGTGAATGTCTATTCAGGGAGTGGCTCAACTCTAAAATCTACGGCCGAGTTGAAAAGACCGTGCAGCTCATAATCATCACCAGCTGCTTGCAAAACTATCACCTCTATGATAGAGGGAATCGACTCCATCTGCTGCAACGGGCTCAGAACTCTAATCGAGAACTGGCCCATTGAGAATGGAGTGGGGTCTGAGTACGCACCATTGCACACTCTCTTGAAACGCGTAGTGCTCCGCCAAGGAAACACCACCTCAAGGACGGTCACACCAGCAATATTTAGGACAGTGGTGTACTGTCCGAGGGCTTCTTCAACAGTTAAGCCGGATGCCTCAAATCCGACATGTGAACAAATCATCAACTTAGCCGCGTGCAAAGCGGTCCCGACCACAATAATCTTATACTTCAACGAACCCCTCCAAAAACTATAGGGTGTCGAAACATAGGACATAAGATCCAGGTTGATAACATCATCCACACCAGCTGTGAAGAACCGGGCACAAGGGCATAGATCCGCCTTGAACAAAACGGAATTCACTGGATCCGATGTCTGCACGGTGAATGAACCTATCGGAGTATACCGTGAAGTTAGGTAACGCACCGACATCTCATCAACGTCAGTAGCCAAGTCCTTCCTCTCAGGATATCTCTCCGGCCTTGACTCTAGATCCAATCTATTGGCGTAATCAACTGCCACTGAATTACACAAATTCGGATTAGTCCTCACCACAACTGGCATAGGATTTATGGCCAAATTTGGTTTGTCCAGTGGAGCCGATAATGCCGTCTCTCCTCCCGTGAACGCATCAGCCGACGAGTCCTTGAAATCTATTGAAGAGTCCATAACATGTTCTATGTTATAACTATAGTTGGACACCTTACTCTGTATCCCACCCTGCGCCTCAACCAACACATTCTCCCTAGGGTTAATCACTGAAAACTCACTATCCAAAAACCGTGCGTATGCTGTTAGAGACAAAATCTCTGTTGTGGAACTAGGCCCAAATCTTAGGGGCGAAACCACAACCAACAACAATGTGCCGAGTGTCTGGGACGAAAGCTTCCGTGTGTCCAAGGCATCCAAGTAATGCAGGTAAGGAATATCGAAAGCTACAGTGACATCCTTACCCGGGAACATAAGCTCATGTCTTGTCGACATGCAGCTAATCAGATCACCTCCGTAGACCTTAGCGGCTTGAGTACTATCAAGCAGCGGAGCCCACACTACTGCTACGCACCCTGCCACAAATTGTGTCGCCTGCAAGTTCAGCATCACCTGGGGATTCCCTCTCCAAAACATGTTCCTCGCCCAAGCTGACTTCATAGCCCGCGAATTCAACAATCCAAGTGGTACATCGATGGAACCAATGATCGAACCAGTGATATGGCTAGAGGCCCACACGAAAGTGTTAACAAACTGAGGACGCGTAACCATCTCGACGTTACTTGGAGCATCCTCACCCATAGAAATACTACCACTGGGCACAGTCAACGTTCCGGCTTTAACAGGTGCCTGACCAGTGGACACGAATCCACTCTGGGGTGCAACCTTGAGACTCCACATCGGTCTAGTAGACACGGGCCAACGAGGCCCAGCAACGTCAGACCTCAAGGGCCCAACCCACGGCAACAACGTAGCATTAAAACCATTACGAATCAAAATCACATCATCCGGTATATCAGCAGACAACCTAAACTGGTTATCACCAATATTTGACCACCCAACAATAAACTGATCAGCTGCCACTTCTTGCACACCGTCATCATTCACAAAGGTGGTGGAGCCGACAGCCGTGTCATACGTCCACACATTGGTCGCAAAAGATCCAACAGGCCCATGTGCTGATATCGTCCACGTCGATGGGCAACTCCGATACCCGGAGAAGTCAACACTCACGTCTAGAGTGGTGCCCGGCAACAAGTTCCTATCCTGGGTGGGCCCAATGCCAAAACCATAATACCGGAGCTGCTCATTGCTCATTGATTTGGTTTCAACAACCATCTGGACCATAAGTCCTATAGTCGTGCTTGGAACAACCGAACCGTACAACCAGGAGCCCAGCCCATTTTGAGTCTCATTAAAGGGTCTCTCATAGTCAACTTGATTAAACCTAATGTACTCCACAATGTCGAACGGAATACCAACACGCCGAGGGTAACTATTGCCCACCACACGCAGCCGCGGAACCCTGTACAAACACGAAAGACGGAAGCCATCACACACGTTCGCAAACAGTTGGCCGTAAAGCGCCGAACCGTTCACGGCCACATTTGAATAATTACTCACATCCGCTTTAGCTTCAATAGAATCTATAGGCACAACATTGAACCTATATATCTGTGGGTTTGCAACCACTACCTCAGCCATCTTCTCCTGCAAACACATGGGACCAAAGTTCCCAGTGGAGAGCGTGCCAAAGCCTCGCTTGGGCAACACGCTATCCGGGGAAGCAGCCATGCTAATAGAGGATGTGCTCGCAACTGGATCACAAAAGAACCTAAACAACAACTCACCCATGTAACAACGATACATAGAACCAAAGAAGCACAACAAATTCTGCTGCATCACAATACTGT